TATAAATTCAATTACAGAGTTTATTTGACTGTACAACAAAGTAAAGGATTCAGTGTATTCTCCCTTAGTACCATGTCCCACCACAATGCCATTGTCAATAATCAAATCTTCTTTGAATACCGCTATTGACATTGATTCGTTTGTGGGTACTATTACCACTTCCTTAATTTTAGTTTCTATCGTCATTTTTATACCCTGTAACTAATACTTACAACCATTGTGTATCCATTGGATGCTATCGTAGATAGCTGTGTATCGGTGAGTTCCCCATCACTAGTTAATCCAACATTTGTTAAGGACACCCTAAATGCGTTGTTATAGATGGTATTTAGTGTACCACGTGTATTTGCTCCCGTGTTTAACATACCAGTGCCTACCCATTGCTCTCCAGAAAGAGGAACATAAGGCAATCCATTTATTGTAACTTTTGCCCCTAAGCTGGTGGAACTTGCTATCACAAAAGTAGCTGTAGCGTGAACCCAGTTACCCACTCTTGTATAATAGCCATTGTTTTTAGTATAGGTTACTGTTACCCCCGTGCCAGTAAATGTGGGGGTAAAATTTCCTTCCTCGTATCTATTTAATACCGTTAATCCCGTAGTTCCAAACCTTATTCCATACCCAGGTTCAAACACCCCGTCATTTCTAATGTAAGAAAGCCTGGATGCTCCGTCAACATTTCTATAGGTGGTGAAATAAAGCTGACTACCATGACTTGTTGGACCCCAATTTTCGGTGGCTTGCATTGTCATACCCCCACAATATCTTGGTGTGGTGGTGGTACTTTTCATACCATAGAAGGCATAGAAACCTATAAGATTAGTGTTTAATAAATCCGTTTTATTTTGGTAGGTTCCATTACACCTTGTTAACGCCATAACTACGTATTGATTGGCATTGTAAAAATTGTTAATAAATGGTAATGCCACTGCGTCATTACCCGTTATTTGTACGCCACTATTGGTATTCGATGGACTAGAAAAAAAAATGTTTGGTTCTACTATCGTAGCTGAATTTACCGCCACATTCAAAGGATAATTAGCACTACCATCACCGTTGATACGTTGTGGCAAATTAAACGTGTTTGACGTACCAAGAATTGAACTACCAGGAGTACCCTGAATACCTTGAGGTCCTTGAGGTCCTGTAGCACCAGTGGGTCCAGTGGGTCCTGTAGCACCAGTGGGTCCTGTAAGATTTCCAGCAGGTCGCCAGTTTGTGCTGGATGTTTTTTCGTAGTATTGTCCATTGTCAGTGTTGATATAATAGTCGCCTATTACGCCTAACCCCGTGCTAGGTACACCAGATGATGCGTACCACTTACTTCCCGCTAACCCAGCAGGTCCAACTAGAATGGATGAATATATTACGTTAGCCTCTGGAAGGCTAACCTCAACAAGTATGTCTTCTGGCATTAGTCAATATTAAAGCCTTTAGCTACGTAAAAAGCCCCCTCCATTATAGTAGTTTGTGTTCCGTTGTATCGTAGCTCTACCTCGTATTGGTAGCTACCAAATTCAAGCAATCTGGTTTCCCCTGCACTTAGTGTTAGCGTGGCTTGACCACCCACTGCATTAGTAATGACAAATCCACTCCCCACGGTACCTGTGTTTTTTGAGATTGGTGTAGGTGAGTTAACATAAAACACCAACGACTTTCCTGTTAGGTCATACGCAAGTTCCGTAACAGGGTCTTTAAGGAACACGGTGAACGAAAACGTGTTCCCCTGTTTAGCGTTTAACCTAACAGATTTAGCCATTATTAAACCACCTTGATTTTAGCTCTTACAAGCTGTTTAAGTAGTTCTTCGTTGATTTCTTCCTCCGCAGGTGTCTCAACTAATTCTTCTTGCGTAGGTGTTTCTTCATCGGTAGATTTTGTAACGATTTGAATAAGAGCATCAAGAATTTCTTTTTGTTCTGCACCAAATTCCCCTTCGCTAATAATTTCCAAAATTTCATCCATTGGAACCAATCCCTTTTTAATTAGGTTATTGTATTCTTTTCTGAAGTAGGATTTTCCAGCACTACCGCCCCATAGTAAGCAAGCTACGTCTGCTGGTGAGTCTGTAGGTTCAGAAAGTAATCTTTCATTTCTACCCCACCAACGATTTGCTTTTCTAACCTTAGCTTCGGTAGGTACTTCACCTGATGCTAAACTTCGGGCTTCTCGTACTGTTGCTCCTTCAAGACCGTCTCCACCAAGACCATCTTCGTACTTTTTAATTCCTCGCTTACAAGCATTTCGCACACCCTGTGGAGGTGAGGAAATTTTATATGCTTTTTCGTCCTTGTACATAGGTTTTGGTTTTAGACCATTTTCTTCGGTAGAAATTGAATCATCTTCTTCTTCTTCTTCGTTTTCAGGCGTTTCTTCGATTGGGTTCATTTGACCACTTGTATACTGTTGAATCAAGGCAGTGACAGCATTAAGAAATTCTACGTCAGCTTCATCGTATGGCACTCCTTCAATTTCAATTTCCACAGAGCTATAAATCCACTTCAAACATTCCTTAACATTATCTGGAACGTTGCCCTTGTAGGATTTGACAGCATCTATGATTCGCTTAACATCCTTTTCAAACAGAGCATATTTGTAAATTTCTTGTTCGTCTTCCATAAAATTGACACTCTTGAATTCCAGGTTGGATAGAGTATCAGCAGTGAGCATGGTAACATCTATTGGTAAATCAGCCACAGTTATTGTTGGCACAGATTTTCCAAGATTCTTGTATGCTTCGGCAATTCGTTCCACCACTTGTACTTTAGCATCTTTGTCAAAATGGGCACCACCATTTGCACCTAATACTCGTGCCATAGAAAGTGCTGTGAGTTCCCAGTCGTATCTAACACCCTTTTCGGTAGCTACACCTAATTGGAACATGTAACTATTGCGATTAGCAGATTTACATGCGTGAATTGCATCACATACCTTTTCAAAATCTTTTTCAATTTTCTTAGGCAATGATTTTTGGTTTGAATCGTCAGCGACAAAAATTTCATCGTTGTGTTTCAATACGATAATGCCATCAAAATCTGGCGTTAGTGGATTGCTGTTTTGGGTATCCATAGTCTTTTCCGTAGTGTTATTTTCGGGGGTATACATAGAAATTGTTTTCTTGCTACCAATTAGCCCTTGATTGTATGCTTTTACAAGTTGGTCCATCGAATTTAGATGCGATAAGTCCTTACCAACCACATCAATCATTGCTTCTGGATTAGCCGCAATAGATACTAGGGAACACTCATACAAATATACCTCAGTATGTTCGTAGATTTTACCCTGTACTTTTCCGTCAATACTATACATACCAACAGATTGCTGATTCAAAACATTGTCTTGAACCAATTTCCAGATGACATCTCGTACCACGGGAATATCGCTTAGTACAATATCCTCTAGGTATAGTCCTACCTTACCATCCTTGACATAGTTTGTGATGACATTGCTCACTCGCCCAATAGGTTGATTTTTGTCGTGTTGGTAAAGGTAAATTGGTCGTTCACGATATTTTTGGATATGTTTATCAAATGCGTTAGCCGCAATAATATCGCCAGTTAGGTCTAAATCGGTAGTGCTGACAAAACCTGACATCATCATTTTTCCGCTGGATGATGCCGCCTTTTCAATCTCACCGTAAAATGTGAGGTCGTTTTTTGTGTATGTTTGCAGTTGCATTTCGTTCATAATCTAATACCACGTTTATTGTTTGAAAATGTCAAGGCTTATTTCGTCCTCGTCTAAATTTCGTTGGGCAGATTGGTCAATCATTTGTGCTTCTCCGCTATTTGACTGGTCACGTCCACCCTGAGAACCTGGCATGGTTAGGGATGGAGACGCCGAAGAACCACCTTCAGGTGTGCCCTGACTTGCGGCACTTGCCTTAGCCTTAGCACTCCATTCTGGGAATGGCATATCAGACGATTCAAATTTAAGTGGGTCAAGACCCCTTTCAAGTCGAATTTCATTGGCGGTTTTAATTCCTGCATTAAGGTGAGCCACTTCCACCCTAGCTCTATCTAGGTCATGAAGCCGTAGAGCGTAAACGTTTGAGAAATCAAATTCCACCTCAAGAAGTGTGGACACTCGCATACAAAGTTGTTTAGTAATTGCTTCTTGAATTAACCTTGCCATAGGCACCACGGTATTCTCCCAGAACAATCCCTTGAGTTCTTTTATTGTATTTGCTTCGGCACTTTTTGGATTAAGAAGGAGGGCTGGAACTCCAAATACCATTCCGTGTGTATCAAGCACATCGTTCAACACAAGCGGAGTGGTTTGATTTCCCGTAGGTTCCTTTAATTGTGTGTATTCCATGCCTTCGGTAAGGATTAGAATTCTGTGTGCATTTTTGGTGCCCTCGTGTTGTTCTTTGAATTCACGTTTGAGTTTTCTGATTTCATCATCGTCCCACTCGTTACCCACCTTTAACACACCATCCAATACAGAAGCATTGTAAAATCTGTTTCTGTATTCCTTCTTGATAAATCGTTCAATTTGAATGTCGTAGGCTAGAGCGTTTAGGGCACTATTACCTACCCAATAGTCAATGGAGGAGAATTCGGAAAATTCTACTATTCTGTCCATTGGATAATAAATTTTCTTACCGCTTACCTCATACACAATTCCCATCACCTTCGTATCTGGGTCTGGAATAATTTTGACATATTGAGGATTTAGTGGGTAGATTGACAGGGGTGAAATGTTTTCGTATGCGGCTGGAGTTTCCTCAATCGCCCAGAAAACACGTCCTGCAAGTGCCAACCATGATGCTGTAAACTCCATCAGTTGACTGGTACTCATTGTGGGATTTACAAAATTTAGAAGATTGTAAATTGGACCAGTTTCTTTTCGTTTTCTAGGATTACCTTTCTTATAAACATGGAGTTCCACGGAACTTAAAGATTTTGCAATCATTCTTACCGCAGAGTAAACGTAGGGAGATTGTTGATATAATCGTGCAATTTCCTCTGGTTTGTACAAGTTGTTATCTGGAG